CCCAGGTGGCGCGCACGGCGGCGGCGCTGACGCGCTGGCTGTGCCCGCGCTTCGGCGAGGGGCTGCGAGTGGGCTATGACGCCGATGCGGTGGAGGCGCTGGGCGAGGCGCGCCAGGCGCTGTGGGAGAAGCTGAGCGGGGCCTCGTTCCTGACCATCAACGAGAAACGTGCGGCGGCGGGCTATTCACCGGTGGAGGGTGGAGACGTGCTATAGAGGGCGCATGTGGGAAGGCATGGAACTGATCCCGGGCCGGGATTGCGGCGAGTGCACGGTGTGCTGCACCTGGCCGACCATCAACAAGCCGGAGATCCAGAAGGTCTCGGGCTCGACCTGCAAACACTGCACCGGCGGCGGCTGCGCCATCTATGAGACGCGCTTTCCGGTGTGCCGCGGCTATTTCTGCGCCTGGCGCACGGTGGACATTTTCGGCGAGGACTGGCGGCCCGACAAGTCGGGCGTGCTGCCCTATGTGGAGACCGAAGGCATCTCGGAGGATTTCGATCTTTCCACCGGCATCGGGCTGATGCTGGTGGGCCACGCGGCGAAGATCATCCGCCAGCGCTGGTTCCAGGACTTCATCATCACCGGGGTGATGAACAATGTGCCGCTGTTCCTGTCGCTGCCCGGCCCGCGCGGCCACCAGGCGGCGACGGTGTCGCTGAACACCGAGGAGATGGTGGCGGCGATCCGCCGCGGCACGGTGAAGGATGCGCTGGAGAGCGCGTTGAAGATTCTACGCGGCTGGGATTTCTCGCCCGCTGTCATAACCTATACAGGCAATGATGTGAGCACATGAGTGTCATCGATGGTTTCCGGCAGATGCCGGAACGGAAGTTTCCTGCCGCCCTTGTGGCGGCTTTTTTGTTGCAGACCGCGGGGGCGCTGTTCTGGGCGGGCAGCGCCGCCGAGCGCATCGCCGACCTGGAACGCACCGTTTCATCCGACCAGGCCGCGATCCAGAAGGTCGCGGTGATCGAGGAACAGGTGCGCGCCATCAAGGAAAGCCTGGACCGGATCGAAGTGAAGATCGACCGGGCCCAGCCGTAGCCGCGAACGCGCGCGGACCACTCCCCAAAACTGCCGCACTATTTCGACCCTCCCTCACGGAGGGTGAAGGATTCCACATGGTTCAGATCGCCTATGCGCGCCGGCCGCTGGCGCGCAAGAGCATCTTTGCGGGCCTCACCCCGCTGGGTCCCGACCAGTTCGAGGGCTATGCCTCGCTGTTCGGCATCGCCGACGGCGGCGGCGACACCGTGGCGCCGGGCGCCTTCGCACAGTCGCTGCGCCGGCGCGGGCCCGCACAGGTGCGGATGCTGTACCAGCATTTCAGCCACGCCCCGATCGGGGTGTGGGAGGAGATCGCCGAGGATCGCAAGGGTCTGTACGTCCGGGGCCGCCTGACCAGCGATATCGAACAGGCGCGCGATATCGCCGCGCTGTTGCGCGATGGCGCGTTGAACGGCCTGTCGATCGGCTTTCGCACCCAGCGGGCGCAGCGGCAAACCGCCGGCCGCCTGCTGCAACAGGTCGAGCTTTGGGAAATTTCGGTGGTGACCTTTCCGCTGCTGGCGGGATCGACCGTCACCGCCATCGGGCAACGCCGGGCCGAGACGGGCCTGGCGGATCTGTTTCGTCAGGCAAGCCGCGCCCTCACTGCCTGACTGTTTTCAGGGCGCTCAACAGGAGAAAGCATGGAACTGGAAACCAAGGCTGTCGACGGCAGCCAGCATACGTTCGAGATCAAGGCGGCCTTCGAGGATTTCCTCGCCGGCTTCGAGGCCTTCAAGGACGCCAATGATGCCCGCCTGAAGGGCCTGGAAAAGCGCGGCGACGTGCTGGATACCGAGAAGGTGGCGCGCATCGACGCCGCCCTGACCGAACAGAAGCAGAAGCTGGAGGCGCTGATGCTGGAAGCGCGCCGTCCGCTGCTGTCGGGCGAGCGCAAATCGTTCGATCCGGCGCTCGATTCCCGTCTGGCCGAGCGCAAGGCAGCCTTCGACCGCTATGTGCGCAAGGGTGATGGCCTTGATATCGAGGTCAAGGCGATGAGCGAAGGCTCCAACGCCGATGGCGGCTATACCGTGCCGCTGGAGATCGAGCGCACCATCGACCGCGTGCTGAGCCAGGCCTCGCCCATCCGCGCCATCGCCAGCGTGCGCGCCATCGGCGGCGCCAGTTATCGCAAGCCCATCACCACCGCCGGCGCGGCCAGCGGCTGGGTCGGCGAGACCGGCAGCATCAGCCAGACCGATACGCCCACCCTGGCGGCGCTGGATTTCCCGGCGATGGAGCTCTACGCCATGCCCGCCGCCACCCAGGCGCTGCTGGACGATTCCCAGGTGGACATCGAGCAGTGGCTGGCCGACGAGGTGCAGATCGTCTTCGCCGAACAGGAAGGCGCGGCCTTCGTCAACGGCGACGGCTCGGCCAAGCCCAAGGGATTTTTGGCCTACACCAACGTGGCGGACGCAAGCTGGAGCTGGGGCAAGATCGGCTATATCGCCTCGGGCGCCGACGGCGCCTTTGTCGATGACGACGAGGCCCCCGCCGATGCGCTGCTGAACCTGGCCTACGCGCCCAAGCAGGCCTATCGCGCCAATGGCCGCTGGGTGATGAACCGCAAGACCGAAAGCGCGGTCAGGAAGTTCAAGGACACCAGCGGCAATTACATCTGGCAGCCGGGTGCGGCGGCGGGCCAGCCCGCCACCATCTTCGGCTATCCGGTGACGGAAGCCGAGGATATGCCTGACATTGGCTCGAACAGCTATTCCATCGCCTTCGGTGATTTCGCCCGCGGCTATCTGATTGTCGATCGGGTGGGTATCCGCGTGCTGCGTGATCCCTACAGCGCCAAGCCCTATGTGCTGTTCTACACCACCAAGCGCGTCGGCGGCGGGGTGCAGAATTTCGAGGCGATCAAGCTCTTGAAATTCTCTGCGTCTTGATTGGTTGAACCCCCTTGCGGTTTCAGCTTCCGCTCGCCTCCCAAGAAGTCGGCTTCGCACGCTGAAACCACCTCCCCCTTCCTGGTGCCGGCGCACCAAAGGGGGAGGCGGGTCTCTGGCATTCCCATCGCGGCCTTGCGGCCGCGTGAACGCGGCGTTTGCCGCGCGGCCCTCGCGATGTTTCCCCGCATCGCGAGGGTTTTTCTTTCAACCCCTCCGTCGGCAACTCGGTCGGCTCCGCCGACACAGCGTTGCCGACACCTCCCCTTCCGGCGCGCCATGCGCGCGAAGGGGAGGCTGACTTTGCGGAAACGAGACATGTCCCTGCAACTGACGTCGCCGCCCGCGGAAGAGCCGGTCAGCCTGGCCGAGGCGAAAGCCTGGCTGCGCGTGGAAAGCGGCAATGACGAGGACGAGTTGATCGCGTCGCTGATCGCGGCGGCGCGGGTGCGCTGCGAATGGCACACCGGCCGCGCCTTTGTCACCCAGGGCTGGACCCTGTGGCTGGATGGGCTGGGGGGCGGCACCGTCGCGTTGCCGCTGCCGCCGCTGATCGATGTGACCGCTGTGACGCTCTACGGCGCCGATGATGCGGCGACGGTGCTGGACGCGTCGGACTACCGGATTGATGCGCCGGGCGGCCGTTTGATCTTTTCTTCGCCGCATCCCGGCCTTCGCGCCGCAGATGCGGTGTCCATCGTCTTCACCGCCGGCTATGGCGGCGCGGCCGATGTGCCCGCGCCCATCAAGAGCGCGATCGGGCAGACCGTCACATGGCTTTACGAGCATCGCGGCGGCGATGCGGCGCCCATGCCGCAAGCCGCGCTGGCGCTGTTGGCGCCCTATCGCGCGGTGTGCCTGTGACGGCCCCGGCAATGTTCCATTCAAACAGGAGTGCAAGACGATGACGGCCCAGCGCGGCAGGGACCTTCTGATCAAAATCGGCGACGGCGGATCGCCGGAAAGCTTCACCAGCGTTGCCGGGCTGAAGGCCACATCGCTGGCGTTCAACGCCCAGACCGTGGATGTGACCAACGCCGATTCGGCCGGCATGTGGCGCGAGCTGCTGGAAGGCGGCATCAAATCGGCCAGCCTGTCGGGCAGCGGCGTGTTCAAGGACGCGGCGTCCGAC